CAGACAAAACGGATGGACAGACGAGTTCTGGACATGGCTACACGGAACCATGGACAGAACGGATATTCAGCGTGACTACCTAACCACGGTAGAAGACCGCTGGCTAGTCGAGTTCATCGCATTTAAAAAAACCAACGGATATTTTTAATTTTCGTTGACCAACCAAAACAAACCAACCAAAGTAAAACAACCTATGAAACACACGACCCTCAAACTTGCGGGTATCCAACTCAAATACGCCAGTCAGATGACATGGCTCTACACCAAGCGGGAATGGTATATGGCACAACTTATATTCGTCACCATTCTCGGAAACATCACCAATTTTATCCTACGCAAATGAACGAATCAGGCCACTACTACGACCTCACAGGCAAAGCAGTCTTTGAGGTTCCAAACAAAACCAAAGGCGGATACCGCAAAACGACTCTGCGAGATGCTAAATCTCTCAATCTTTTGCCTTCTGTAACTACGATCTTCAAATGCCTAGCTTCACCTGAGCTAGACCGCTGGAAGCAACAGCAAGTGCTGATGGCATCACTTACCCTACCTCGCCATCAAGACGAGAGCGACGAAGAGTATTGTTCCCGCATTATGGCGGACGCCTTCAAGCAAGTTGACGATGCAGCAGACCTCGGAACGAACATCCACAAGGCACTAGAGAACCACTTCCAAGGCGAGGCATACGATCCCGTAATGGAGTGTTATGTCGAGCCAGTCAAGAAGTGGGTGGAAAAGAATAATGTCACCTTCCTACAGCACGAACTGCGTTTAGTGTCTCCCGAAGTTGGTTATGCTGGCACAACAGATGCACTCATCGAGAAAGATGGTGTGTTGCACATCTTGGATTACAAGAGCCGCAAGACCAAGCCAGATTTCGAGATCAAGCCTTGGGCAAAGGAGCCAATGCAGATCGCGGCGTATGCCAAGGTTGCTGGCGCAGTAAGAGGCGTCAACCTTTACATCTCAACAACCGAGCCGGGGCGTATCGGGGAGGCTTGGTATGACGAGAAAACTCTTAACGAAAACTACGAAGCCTTCGCCCACATCTGCAAATACTGGCAGTTCTCGACAGGCTACCAACCCCCAAAGAAATAATATGACAAGACAAGAAGTATTGAACAATCAACTGGACGAGATCATGGACAGCTTTGATTTCGATCAAGTCGGGGAAATGATGTCAGCCACCGATTGGATATGGGCGCGATCAGAAAATGGTGTTCCAGATCAGCGTGAGTTGCGGCAAGAGGCTAGGAGATTGATGAAGCAAGCAATCGCGGGAGAAGATTGCGCTACTGGTGGCTTCCGAACTTGGGTTACTGACGGAACAGATAAGGATGGGCCTTGGACGAAACTCAACCTGTCTTTCGGTATTGACACCATCCACGATGGGGAGACTCACGACTAATTATGGAAACAAACGAAGAACTAAAAAAAGAAATCGCATCACTTAAACGCAGGCTCACATCAGCTCTAAAACAGAGGGATGAATGGGCAATTAAGTATGCGAAGGTCATGGAATCTTTACCTCAAGAAAAAAAATCTTAAAAATTATTTTGACATTGCCGATAGAAAAACTAATCTGAATGCTCAATGAACACACAATCTGAAAACATCGGCGACCTCGCAGCCGCTCTAGCAAAGGCTCAAGCGGAGGTCGGAACAGTCCACAAGGATTCCGCGAATCCATTCTTCAAATCAAACTACGCTTCTCTCGCGGCAGTATGGGAAGCTACTCGCCCAATCCTATCAAAGCATGGCTTGAGTGTTGTCCAGCTTCCGTCTCACGACGAGTCTGGATACTATGTTGAAACCATGTTGATGCACGGGTCGGGACAATGGATCAAGAGCCGCACCTACATGAAGCCAGCGAAAGACGATCCGCAAGGAATCGGTTCGCTGATTTCGTATGCTCGCCGATATGCACTCCAAGCGGTAACGATGGTATGCCCTGACGACGACGATGGGGAAGCGGCAATGGGTAGGAACGCCCCTGCTCAAAAGCCCGTAGAATCACCGAAGCCTGTCCAGAAGGTAGAGCCAGCCAAGCCACAGGAAAAGAAGCCTACAGAGGCTCCTAAAGCGAAAGAGGTGGCATCTAAATTCAACGGTGAGAATCATCAGGCACTCTTCCAAGAACTGATGAAGCTAGGTTACACGCCAGAAGAGTTCCTTGAAGCTCACAAGTGGGCAAAAGACGAGCGTGTTCCAGCCAAGGCTAACGACTTCTTTAAGATGTCAGACAACACTTCATCACTATTCCTTTTCGATGGCATGGATGCTATCAAGAAAACAATCGTAGCTTACAAAGCTATTGCAGAGTAACATTAACTAAATCAAATATATGGCTAAAGAAAACAGTGGATTCCTATCGAAGAACAAGTTCAAGAAGGAAGACAAACATCCCGACATTAAAGGTAAACTCAATGTTGGTGGCAAAGATTACGAGCTTGCAGGCTGGGAGAAGACCAATGATAACGGGAAGTATTATTCCTTGAAACTATCGGAGCCTCGGCAACAACAGGCTGAAGCATTCTAATTTGTTGTGCGACAAGTGGGCGGGAGTTAATGGTTTTCCTCCCGCCCACACTTCGCAATAATCCTATGGAATACCTAGTCTTAACAAAGCAGATAAACGAAGATCACTACACATTCGCCAAGTTCTTTAAGAGCGAGGACGAGGTTGTTGACCATATCAAATCAACCCCTCAAGACAAATTTCAAAGAGACATCCGTGTAATTTCCGAAAGCAATCTCAAGGTGACGCATGATTTTGACGACGAGGATTTGATTGATACCTACATAGGTGTTCGCAACGCAGTAATGATTGATGAAGAAAACGAATAACGACTCTTTCCTTGGACTATATGTTACCAACGATATTAAAAAATCGCTGGAGAAAATAGCAAAGTCTGAACACAGAAGCCTTTCCGGTATGGTTCGCGTTATTGTTGAACGATACCTGAGTAAACAAAAACCAAAATAAAAACCAACACATGACAACAACACTAAAGGGTTCATTCCAAACCCCTAAAGGAATAATCGAGCGCACACAATTAGCGGAAATGCTTTCTGCTAAATACAAAACAGATGTGAAGACAGCACTCCGTCTTATCAAGGTCTGCGAACAAGACGATATGATTGACGAGGACGCACCACCAAATCATTTTGAGTTGCTGGAAGAAGCCTGTGCAATCCTCGCATTTGATCGCGGGGAGATCGACGCAAAGGAACTAAAGATGACAATCGTTAAGGAAGAATTAAAGCAAGGAACAGAGCAAAGTATTCTGGAGGCAGCGATCACAACCGGAATGCACAATGGTTATTCGGCCTTGGCAGAACGCTATGAGTTCAACAATCTAACTCAATTCACCCCACGCGAAGGCGTTATCCCATGTCCAGAGGACTACGCAGCAGCTATCGGCCTCGGCGTTGACATGAGTAGCAAAGGTATGTGGCTTGCTGGCGAAGGCATTCGTCATCTGTATGCGCTAGGGTATGAGAATGTTGTCACCCAAATCGCGGCAAACCTAAAGCTGTCTTACTCTCATGTCTCGGCATGGGCGCGGACAGCACAACGCATTCCAATCAAGTATCGCAACGAGATTTCCCCAACCGTAGCAGTCGAGATCGCTTGTTCTAAATACTCGGACGACGAGAAGGAGAACAACAAGAAAGTTCTTGAGCTAGTAGAGCAAGCCTGTAAAGAGGGCTGGACGGCCCTAGAAGCTCGTAGCCATGTCCGCATGGAGCAGGGTAAAGAACCGCTTGGCAAAGCTCCAAAGCAAGCTCCATGGATCAAGGAGTTCGGTAGTGCTGAAGAACTGCTTATCGTTGCCAGCCAATACAACATCGGCGGTGGAGCAGGCGAGCTAGACCAGTATCACTTCATCGGTAAACTAGTGAAGATTTTCCACCAGTTACGGGAAGAAACTAGATCAGCAATCAAGCTCATCATCGGGGATCGCTTGAAAGCGCATGAATCTTTAGAGAAGTCTGGCAAGGCTGGTCTATTTGATGAAGACGCAATCCAAGAGCTGAAGAAACTTTCCAAATGAAGACAAATAAAAACAAAAGCAAACAAATTGAAATTGAAACAGGGCCAATGGGAGAAGCTGGAATCTTGTCGCTCAAAGACATTGCGGCAAGCATCCAGAAGACCATTGAGCTGAACGATAGTGATTTGTCAGACAAAGACGGAACCCCTCTTGGCTATCAGTTCCCGAAGGAAGTAATCGAGAAGTTTGATGAAGCTCGTTTCTTGTGCCTGCTAACAGACGCATACCTGACATCGTTCGCGGAGTTCTTCCAAGGCAATCAGAGTGTGCAGTCTTTCCTAGAAAATCTGGATAAGATCAAGTCTGGCTTGAAGTAATGCACACGCTCAACGCATCTGTTCCTCAACACATTTACGGGTTCGTGGAGAAGGAAATTCTTTACGGGCTTGATATGGAGGCAGGGACAGAGCCGTGCGTTATAACGGGTGTTACATCCATCCCGTCTCGCGCCTTGCATTTCTCCATCTTGTGCGAAAGCGGAGCGCAATGGGCAAGGATACCATTGCATTACCTGTATCACGATAAGCCGGGGGATGAATACCATCCGCTTGAAGACCTGCAAATGTGGGATTGCATGGGCTGGGAGTTCAGCGTGTGCCAGTATTCCTACTTCCGCGAGATGTCCTGCACATTTATGAGTAGGAGCGGCAAGGAGATTCCTGCACGATATTGGTTCACATTAGACCATACAGACAACGGATACAGCCTCTCTCCAGTTCAGCATAAGTGTTACCATCTCCTGCTTCTGGAGGATGGAAGCTCGCAGATCGCGGCAATGCCTAACAATCGAATCCGTTGGCATGATCCGTCATTTGCGAATAGCGAATCTCCACTACCACCATACAAGGTTATGGCGAATTTGACTTGGCATTGCGAGTCTCCTAGTCTAATCAATCCGCAAGATACTGCGATTACACAAGATGCCTAAACGAAAGAACGGAGAACTGACAGAGGGAGAGAAGCGTTACTGCATGGAGCGGGTTCGCGGGAAGAGTCTCGCCAAGGCGTATGAAGCGTCTGGTTATGCGGCAACGCATGGAAAATATGCGGCAATCCGTGGTGCGAAGATTGAGAATCGGCCTCATGTGCAGAAGTATATGGAGGAGTTGAAGGAGTCCGTTTGGGTTCAGAACGCAATGAGCATTGCAGAGAAGCGTTCACTTCTGGCTGATGTTGCTAGAGCAAAGCCAGCAGACATTACCGAGGAGTCTCCAATCGCATCTTTGTCCGTGGATGCAGATGGCAATCGGAGTTTGCAAGGCCCGAAGGTTGGAGACAAACTAAAGGCTATCGAGCTGGACAGCAGACTTTCCGGTGAGCTTTCTGGTGATGATAATAAGAACCAAGTTTTGATCCAGCTTGTGAATGACAGGCTGGAGATGCCAAGCGTTTAAGTAGTCAGCGAAGACTGCCAAGAAGTAAAAGCAAAAGGGGATTGGTTTTTAAGGCCAATCCCCGTTTTGTTTTGTGTTAGATTTTTCTTGCGTAGTTTTTAAGCAGGCAGATTACTTTATCTGCATCAGATTCTCGGTAGTTCCAGACATCCCCTATCGGTAATCCTATTTTCTGTTTGAGTTTTATTATCAGTTCAATTTTCTTCTTCGCGTTTGATGCGCGTAAACTCATTCGTTCCTCCTTTCCGTTTGTATGCCAGAACCTTGCCATCTTCTGTCATAATACAGCAGTTGTCCTTGATGCGCTCGACTCCGTAAATCTCGGCGAGTGGTAGAGAATCAAATGCCCGATTCTCGTAGGTTGTAGATAGGA